TGTCCGTTACCTTTGTATGCGTTGTCCTCACGTTCATTATTGGACTGTGGAGGAAGCGCAATCAACGTAAGGGCGTCTCTGCTGTCGAAATCAACAATCTTGAGACTGAGAGCAATGACGAAAATGCTCGTTCCCTGTGTGCATCATTATTGTCGAATAATATTGTCGGCCTGATGGAGGGGGAGAACATGCTGTGTGTGGCAACCGCTGTCACCCATGAGCTTATCCTCCTCAATGGCCACAATTATGATAAGCTGTTGATGCGCAACGGTGGTCAAGGGTACACTATAGACCTAATTAGGTGTGGCAAGAAGGCTGCTCTTAACAAAGTGTCCTTCTTATCCACTTCCTTGCTAGTCGAAAAGAATGTGTATCGCTTCCAGGATTCTGATCTCGTAGGCCTCAGGATCCCCAAGTTTGTCTGTAAGGACATTCGTCACCACTTTGGTGATCTTCCTTGGGTGCCAGCTGTCACACGTAGTGTTGCGCTGGCCTTTTGGCAAATGATTCCTGGTACAATGCAGCCCATGCGAGAGGTTGCCACAGGAACTGCAAGGGGGTTCAAGGACATAGTCCGCGCCACCGATTCAGTCCTTGGCAGAGACTACTGCACCGCGGATGCCATTAGCTACGACATTGCCACACGCAAAGGGATGTGTGGCTCTCCCATCGTGGTCATGGATAAGAATGTCACCGCCAAGATAGCCGGCATACATTGTGCCGGGTATGGTGGCAACAACACCATGGGCATAGCAGTGAGGGTCACTAGGGCCATGATCGATGAGGCGATTGCTGCATTGACGCCTGCCGCTGTCGAGCAAGGGGAGGTGTCCCCATTTGTACCGTTGGTGGTCCAATCCAATGACTGGGCCACCGAACAGGTCAATGTGGAGGCAATGCCTTCTACCAAACTTGACGATTGCATGGTAGTTGGGACCACGAAAGTGGCACGCCCAGCCTACCGCAGCGACATTTCGAAGTCACCCGTTCATGGTATCATCATTGGGGCACCTAGCGAAAAGAAACCTGCTCGTTTGGTTCCCAAGGATGGGGTGGACCCTATCCTTAGGAATATTGTAGAATATTCCAAGGGTTATGTCGTCCCACCCAGCGATGTGCTACGAGGAGCTTCACTGTCCCTACTGTCCCACTATGCCTCTTTAGAT